CTATTTGGTCTCGTTTGGGCGGCTACGATCTTGGCGGCCACTTTTCTGCTTCACGGTTGGCAGAAGAGGTCTATCGGGCCATGACCTTGGTTCGTCAGGGGCCCGACGGCGCAGCAAGGCGCGCTCAATGTCGATGGCGTAGCGCATGATCACTGTGAAGTAAGCCTCGTACCATTCGAACTCTGCAAGGATGTCTTTTCCTTGTAGCTTCTCGGCATTCGGATTGCCGGTAAAGATGAATGGTCGAAGTCCTGCGACTCCGCGAGTAAAGTTTAGAACCGGCGCATGAATGGCGCTGTTTCTTCCGTCACCCAGCGCGTTCACTTTTTTTAACGTCCAGCTGATGTCTTCTCGCGCTTTGGGGAAGTCGAGGGTCCAGTCTGAAAAATATTCGGTTGCGTCGATTGCGGCTTGGAGTAGGTCGCGCTGGCTCCGGTCACTCCTGAGTGCGTGCCAAATGGCCATGCCCATTATGTCGTCAAGGCCGGCTACTCGGCAGAACAAAATGCCAAGCTGCTCTTGCATATGGTTCCAAGAATGAGCGACTTTGCCGAGAGCAAGCAAGTACGGCTCTAAAGCCTTAGAGCCTACTTCCGACTCTTTTTTGGTTGGTGCTCGTGCCATGGCTAAGAAACCTGACGATTAGCGACAAAGGCGTTGAGAAGCGTACGGCCGCCGCGCTACGCGGCGCGCGCGTTGTTGGGCTTAAGCCGATGAGGGCTTCTGGTGGTGAACCCGGTAGCGGAAGTTTTGATGTTCAGCTCAGGCGATCTCGTGTGGGTGGAGCAGACTGGTAGTTAACCAAAATCTGCTTCGCTAACTCCTCCGCCTGATCTGGAGGAATTGCGTAGTTAACCGCATCTCTATCAGTCCATTCGAAGGTGAGTACGGTCGACCTAGTTGGGTGATGAAATCCGATCGTCCATTTGCCCACTGGGATAACTGGAAACTCAGCCATGGCCGCCTCCCTTGTCGGTGCCAACACACAACATATTGAGCTTGTGGTGGCAGTGATATAGTTCGCGCAATTCTCAACAGGTTTTGAACAGGCCTGAACTTTTAGTTTGCTGGTCCAGTTAAATAGTCGCTAGACATCAGCATCCGAACAATCCGACCCGCGAGCCCCACCGGCTCCGCGGGTTTTTCGTTTCCCCCTTCGCGCGAGCCGCACGGCACGCTGGAACATCACAGCAATGACAGACAAACCAGCAGATCCTCGTGAGCTCGCGCGTTCCGTTACCGAGGACGCGTTCAACATGCTCCTCGATGTCCTGACCCATCCAGAGGCGTCGATGGCCAATCGTGTCTCCGTCGCACTCGCCCTCTGGGAGCGCGGTTGGGGCAAGCCCACCCAGCCAGACGAAAGCGAGACGACCGATGAACGACCTGTCAGCGAACTCTCCATGCCGGAGCTTCTCGCCCGAACAGCTGCGACGCTTGAACGAGCAAACGCAATCCTTGGCTCAGATAGCGGCGGAGATCGCGGGCAGGGAGCGGGCGCAGAGCGACCTGCTGACGTTCGCGAGCACGATCGAGATTCCGGGAGCGCCGATCCGTCCTGATGAGGAGGCGTGCGAGGAGTTTCGCCCGCTCGAGACTGCGTTCGGCAAGCATCAGTTGCTGTGGCTTGATTGTCTGCAGCGCGTGCAGAATGGCGAGATTGATCGCCTGATGGGCCTGATGCCGCCGGGGTCGGCCAAGAGCACCTACACCTCGATCGTCTTTCCGGTTCACACCATGGGCCGGTTCGCCAACACCCAGGTGATCGTCGCGAACTACGGCAGCGATCTGCCGCGCAAGTGGGGCCGCAAGGCGCGCGCCATCGTCCGGCAGCCGAATTTCCGGCGCATCTTCGGCACGCAGCTTTCGACCGAGAGCGCAGCGGCCGAGGAGTGGGCGCTCGCCAACGGCTCCGAATACATGGGCGCCGGCATCCTCACCGGCATCACCGGCAACCGCGCCGATGGCGTGATCTGGGACGACCTGATCAAGGGTCGCGAGCAGGCGGATTCCGATCTGGTCCGGCAAAAGACTTGGGACGCCTATTTCGACGATCTGCTCACGCGCAAGAAGCCGCGCGCCTGGGAGATCGGCATCACCACTCGCTGGCATGAGGACGACATTGCCGGCCGCATTCTGCCGGTGGGCTATGCCGGCGAAAGCGGCCTGATCGAATGCCGCGACGGCAATCGCTGGTATGTCGTCTGCATCCCGGCCGAGGCCGAGCGCGACGACGATATTCTCGGCCGCGCCCGCGGCGAGCGCATCTGGCCGGAATGGTTCGGGGAAGATCACTTCGCGCCGTTCAAGCGCAACGCACGCACCTGGGCCGCGCTATATCAGCAGCGGCCGGCGCCGGAGGAGGGCGATTACTTCAGGCGCGATTGGCTGCGCCCCGTCGAAAAGCTGCCGCCGAAGGACGCGCTGCGCGTCTATGGCGGCTCCGACTATGCGGTGACCGCGGGCGGCGGCGACTACACTGTGCATGCGGTGGTCGGCCTCGACGCCGAGGGACGGATGTATCTGCTGGATGTCTGGCGCAAGCGTGCATCCTCGGACGAATGGGTCGAAGCCTTCTGCGATCTCGTGGAGCAATGGAAGCCGATCGGCTGGGCGGAGGAGACCGGCCAGATCAAGGCTGGTGTTGGTCCGTTCCTCGACCGGCGCATGCGCGATCGCAAGACGTTCGTCTGGCGCGAGCAGTTTCCCACGCGCGGCGACAAGGCCGTGCGCGCACAGTCGATCCGCGGTCGCATGGGGCAGGAGGGACTTTACGTACCGGCCGGCGCACCATGGCTCGCCGACTTCCGCGCCGAACTGCTGAGCTTCCCCGCCGGCCGCCACGACGACCAGGTCGACGCCCTCGGCCTCGTCGGACAACTGCTAGACCGCATGTTCGTCCCGCAACCGCCAAAGAAAGACGACAAGCCACCCCGCGACGGCTGGAGCAGGGTCAAGTCCACTCTCGCGAGTTGGAAGACTGTTTGAGACTCGCTGATTGGAGCCCAGCCGCCCAGACCAATTCGCCCCGACCCCCAAAAGGCTGGGGTTCTCTTGACTGGCGACACTCGCGGCGGGGAACTGGGACAGCCTGATTTTTGCTCACCCGTTTGAGTTGACCATCCGCAATCGGTATCGTGACCGGCGTTTTTTGGATCACGATTCGGTATGTTCGCTTCTGCTCCCCCACCGTTGGTACGAGTTCCACATCTCCGTGAACCCTGGTCGGGCGGCGAGACGGTGTATGTTTGCGGCCAGCTCGATCATCTCAATGGTACGGGACTGCGCAGCGGGGCGGCGCGTGCGCGTAAGATATTGTATGCAAAGGCGAAATTCTCAGGCGATTTCGACTCGGCGGACCGCTTGGTTGAGGTCATGCTGGATGACCCCATCCTTGATCGACTGGTAGATGAAGTGACACCATTTATGGTTAAGGGAATTCCGCTGATTTGCGCGGTTCCGCATCCGCCTTTTGATGATCAACATGGAGATGGCGCAGATTTAATAGGCAGGAAGGCTGTCAAGAACGCCTTGCCGGTACAATATATGGCTCAGCCGAGTGTGATCTTGGACACTGAAATTGACCGCGAAATCGTGCAAAAAGCGCGGGTTGGCCGTACAAAATTAAAGCATTTTCCACGGTTCCTGTGGCAACCTTGCTTCGATGGTGCAGTGCGTCAAGATGCGGCCTATATCTTGGTGGATGATGTGCTCACAACCGGTGGAACGCTTGCGGCGCTCCGAGGTCATATCCTCCGTGGAGGAGGTCAAGTCGCTGCTATTACGACTTTGGCGCATGGTAGCGGCGAAAACAGGCCGCTTGCGCTTTCAAAGGCTACATGGCACGAATTGCAACATTGCTTTGGGATCGATTTTAGCGCGTTTTGGAAAAAGGAGGTCGGACATGGCGCAGAATATCTCACTGAAGCCGAAGGCCGTATTCTCCTTAAATGGCGAACTGAATCTGGAGGTTCCTGGGAACGCCCACTTCAACGCCTCCGAGATCGCCTCGCTGAGGCAGCAGCTAAAGGTGAGTAGCGACAAGGCCGTCGACGTAGCGGTGCGACGGGGTGCGCGAATTCACCCCAAGATCGCAGCCCTGAAGGCTCAAGCGAAATAAAAAAGGCCCCTTAGAAGGGGCCTTTTTCTTATTCTTTTGCACCGTCGATCACGGTGACGTTGCGCTAAATGCGCACAGGGATGCCCCGTCGCCTCGGTGCCAGACATTCCGATCGCCGCAGCAAACGTTGAGACGGGCCTCTGCCCCGTGATTCAATCCTCGCGCTATTGAAATTGAAATTTGCTCATGCACACCACTCCTGCAAACGACCACGCACGCCTCGACGTCGGCGACCTCTGCCGCATGTTCGAGGAATCCGAGGACGCAAGCCTCACCGCGCGCAAGGAAGCCGAGCGCGACCGCGACTATGTCGATGGCAAGCAGATCACTGCAGAGGAGCTCGCGGTGCTGGCGCGGCGCGGCCAGCCGCCGGTGATCGACAACCGCATCAAGACCAAGATCGACTATCTGGTCGGCCTGGAGAAGCAGCAGCGCGTCAAGCCGAAGGCTTTTCCGCGAACGCCGCGGCACGAGGCCGATGCGGACGCCGCCACCGAGTCGCTGCGCTATGTCGCCGAGAGCGAGGACTATGAGGCCAAGCGCTCCGCGGTGTGGCGCAACATGCTGGTAGAAGGTGTCGGCGGCATCCGCATCTATGTCGAGCCAAGCAAATACGCGCCGCCGCACGACCCGATGGGTTCGTCGGCGCTGACGCAGCCGGAATACGACATTCGCCTGCAGCGCATCGCCTGGGACCGGCTGTTCTTCGATCCGCATTCGGCCGAAGCCGATTTCTCCGACGCCGGCTATCTCGGCATCGTCACCTGGATGGATTTTGACGACGCGCTGGCGATGTATCCGGACGCGAAGGACATCCTCGACGCGACGCTCGCGACCGCGCCGTCCGACACCTACGACGACAAGCCGAAATTCTCGCACTGGGCCGACAAGAAGCGCAAGCGCGTGCGCATCTGCCAGATCTGGATCAAGCGCGCGGGCGAGTGGCACTTCGCCGAATACACCCGCGGTGGCATTCTCAAGGGCGGCCCGTCGCCCTACCTGACCGACAAGGGCGAGAGCGACTGCGAATTGATGCTGCAATCGGCCTACGTCGATCGCGATAACAACCGCTACGGCCTCGTGCGCGAGATGGTCACGTTGCAGGACGAGGTCAACAAGCGCCGCTCGAAATCGCTGCACCTGCTCAACACGTCGCAAGTGGTCTACGAGACCGGCACCGTCGCCGATATCGAGGCGTTCCGGAAAGAAGCCGTGCGTCCCGACGGCACCATGGAAGTCGCGCCTGGCGCGCTGGCAAACCGGCAGATCGAATTCCGCACCCGCGACGATCTCGCCACTGCGCACTTCCAGTTGCTGCAAGAAGCGAAGAGCGCGATCGACATCAAAGGTCCGAACGCCATCGAGATGGGCGACCGGACCGGCGGCGAGATCCCCGCGTCCGGCCGCGCCATCCTGGCCAGCCAACAGAGCGGCATGATCCAGATCGGCGACCTGCTCGACAACCTGCGCCACCTCGACAAGCGCGTGTTCCGCAGCCTGTGGGCGCGCGTGCGGCAATACTGGACGGCGGAGAAGTGGCTGCGCGTCACCGACGACGAGCGCAACGTGAAATGGCTCGGCTTGAACGTCGATCCGATGACGATGCAGGCGATCGCGGCGCGGGCGCAGCAGAACCCAGAAGCTGCACAAGCGATGGCCGGCATGATCGGCTCCGTGGCCGAGCTCGACTGCGACATCGTCATCGACGACGCGCCGGACGGCCTGACGCCGCAGATCGAGCAATTCCAGAGCCTAGTCGAACTGAAGAAATACGACGCCGCCGGCGAAATCCCCTTCCGCGCCATCGTCCGCGCCATGCCGAACCTCAAGGACAAGCAGATGTTCCTGAAGGACATGGACGAGCAGGCGGCACAGAAGGTGCAGGCCGCGGAGAAAGCGCAGGCAGCGCAGCCGGAGCAGGGAATGCGCGAGCTGCAACTGCGCGGCGCTCAGGCCGAGGTCGCTGAGACGGAGAGCAAGGCGGAGTTGAACTTCGCGAAGGCGAGGGACATCGAGCGAGCCAACGCTGCGCACGCAATGTCGTCTTCCTTTGCGGGCGGAGTTGGCGCGCATCACGCGCTCAATCAGCCGGAACCAAGCGACAGTATTGCAAGTGCCGCGAAGGGCTGCGGGTCGGGCGAGTGTTCTTGCTCGCACTGTACGTGATCGCACGCCGTTCGCCTCGCACGAGGCAACGGCTTTTTTCAAACCAGCAACAACGCACGAGGGCCCTGCTTCTGGGCCCGTTTTCATTGGAGCATTAAGTATGGCTGACGATTTCGCAGAGAGGTTTCAGTTTGGGTTGAGCGACCTGCCGGCGGAGCCGGACGACTTCAACCCATTGCGTCCGCCTGGTGGGCCCGCATCGATGGGAACGCCACCCGTCGTAGCGGCGGGCTTCCGCCTTCCGATCCGACGCCCGGCGCCGGTGGGGCCATATCCTGGTCCCAGATGGCCGGCCCCGAAGATTCCTATTCCTGAGTGGTGGAAGGCGTTAGGGCCGGCGCTGGAAGTTCTTCGCAGGATAGGTGAGGACGGTTTCGGCGGATCTGGCGGCGGTGGTGCAAAGGAGGACCCTGATTGCGATGAGCATTGGAACGAGGCGCGTCGGTTCTGCGCTGAGGAGCTTAGAAAGCCCTTTCCGAGCCGCAACGCGACCGGAGGACACACGAACGTTTACGATTGTTCTAAAGGGCGTGTGCCCGAACGTTGCGGCGGAAATGCCGTGTCAAAGAACCAACCTCCAAAGCGTCAAACCCATTGGACATTTGATTGATGGCAGCGATCTCGGCGGAGCGTAAGGGACGCCGCCTATGTCGAACCTTGGTCGTGCGGCTTGTCTGGCGGTGCGTCCTTCTCGTTCGTCTTATCCGCGCGCGGGATCTGGTTGGGCGGTTTCCGTCGCCCACATACATGGAGCTCCAGATCAGAAAATGAATGTTCCTATTTTGTTCCTTCTATGCTAAGCCGTCAATAGGAAGCTGATCCGTATAGGGCCAGGGGCGCCATGCAGCCATATGAACTCGACAGGATGATCCTTTCGGCTTTCCGAAAAGACTATTGGCAGAAGACTGCGGCAGTCATCGGAAGGGTACAACGCGAATGCGAAAATCAAAAGCTGCCGATCTCTGAGGCCGAGATTTACGAGCGAATCCTGGACCTGGTCGATTCCGGTGTCCTTCAATCGGCCGGAAACCTCGCGGAATGGCGATACAGCGAGGTTCGACCGGTGATCGCAGAAGCGGGCATCCGCGAGTTTGATCATTGGATCGGTCGGCTGCGCGTCGCCCTGATCCGGCAGAAGATCTCGGTCGGAGAAGCCATCGATCGCCTGCAGGCACGAATGCCGAATGAAAGTGCCGAGAATCAACTCGCGTTGGCGTTTCCGCTCGGCGCATTGTTGATGGAAGAGAAACGATATGAGGAGGCGCTGCGATTGTTCGACAGGATGATTCCGCAGGCGCCGGACGACGTGACGTTTCCGATCTGGAAGGCCATTTGTCTGAAGAATCCGGAGGAGGCTCTCGACGCGATCGAAGTTGCTCTCGAGCGAGCTTATCGGACCAACCGTTCCCGACGCGAGGCGCTTGGGGAGAAGGCACGCATACTCGTCGCGCTTCGCCGAGGCCAGGAACTCGGCGAGGTTCTTGAGCAAATCATGAGCCTGCCAGCAGAGCGAGAGCTTGGGCCCGACATCGAGAAAGAACGCGACTTCGTGGACTCAGCGCCGCCGGGGTTGATTCCACAAGATATCATGGCCCGCTATAACGAGTTTTGCCCGAAGTCGGTCGACGAGGGGGCGTCATCCGAGCCACCGGATCACCGGAGGCAAATCTTTGAATGGGTGCAGCAGCTAAAAAGGGAGTTCCCGATCGAGGATGTCATCGATCGCGTAAGGTCACGACTGCAAAATGAAGATCGTGAGGAGAAGGAGGGCCTCGAGCTTGAGCTCGAAATGCTCCTCACTGAGGCAGAGCGATACGATGAGGCCTTGCGACTGATCGACAGCATCATCGAACGGAAACCGGACGACGTGAGGTATCCGATCTCGAAAGCGACGCTCTACTACTATAATCTCGACGACCGGGAAGAAGCCCTCAAATGGATAGATTTTGCTTTGGAGCGCGCCTTTCGAACCAGGTTCTTCCGGCGTGAAGCGCTTGGCACAAAGGCGCGGTTGCTGGTTGACCTGGGGCGCGGCGAGGAACTGGGGCAGGTACTCGAGCAGATCATGTCTCTGGATATGTACCGCGAGGTACCCGATATCGGCAAGGAGCGTGACTTCGTGGATCGCGCACCGCCCGGATTGATTCCGCAGGACATCGTCGCTCGTTACGACAAGTTCTTTCCAAAAGATGATCGAGCCCTGGAGCTTCATCGATGGGCGGATAAAGCGAAATCGGGCGTTCCGATCGCAGAGGCGATCGAGCGCGTGCGCTCGCGGATGCAGGGCGCAAGCGCAGAGGATCAGCCCACTTTAGCCTATTTCCTTGCTGTGTTTCTGACTGACGCGGGGCGGCATGACGAAGCCTTGCCATTGTTCGAGAGCGTGATCGAGCAGCAGCCGGACAACGTGCTCGCAGCGACCGCAAAAGCGACGCTGCATCTCACCAACTTCGATGATCCGGCAAAAGCTCTGGAGGCCATCGCGCTTGCCCTGGAGCGCGCCTTTCGCACCAGATTCTACCGGCGGCATGCACTCGGCGTGAAAGCGCGAATCCTTCTCAAGCTATCTCGCGGCGAGGAGCTCGGGCAGGTTCTTGAACAGATCATGTCGTTGCAGATGTTCTTCGACGCCCGCGATAGAGGCAGGGAGCGCGACTTTGTCGACCAAGCGCCGCCAGGACTGATCCCGGAAGATATCGTCGCCCGGTACAACGCGTTTTGCCCGAAGGTGGGCAAAGATGAGTGAACTAAAAATGGGAGCCTTCGCCGTGTCTGCTGATATCACGTCCGCAGGGGTGGTGGATCGCGGTTGCATCAGGGGCGATCATCATGCGTAGTCTATTGACGATGGCTTCGGCCATCCTGATGTGCATTTGCGGCCTGGCCGCTCCTGCATCAGCTCAGTATCTCGGCAACTACAATTCGAGCAGGTACGATCCGAATTCGATTTCAAATCCGTACGGCGCGGGCAGCCCGTACAATCCGAACAGCGTCAACAATCCATACGGACGCTATGGAAGCCAGCATAGCAACGATTCTGCCAACAACCCCTACGCGACAAACGCACCCAAGGTCTACGATCAGGATGGAAACTATCGCGGTCGATTGAGCAAGAATCCATACGATCCGGATTCGACGTCCAACCCGTACGGCAGATACGGGAATCGTTTCTCGCCCGACAGCGTGAATAACCCCTACGGCGCGGGCAACCGCTTCGGAGCCTCGCAAATTGGCGTCTTTGGCGGCGACGACGATTGACAAAATCGTCGGCCACGTTTGAATCACGCAAGCAGTGCTGATGGGCACATGACCCGTATGCGGTGTCTACAGCATGACCAAACGGCAAATTTGACAGAGCTGAGGCCCGCTCACCGCCGCGCGCTTCGCCGGCGGTGGCGTCACCTCATACGAAAACGGATTCGGTTCGCAATCGCCACCCGGAGGGACGACCGAGGCGCGGCATTGCGCGCAAGAAAAGTAGCTGCAGTCCGATCAGCCCGAATTCTGTCGGCCGCTGCATCTGAGGCACCATGCATAGCCGCGGTCCTGGCCGCGGTCGTCGTAGCAGCGGATGGCGCCGCCCGGTTCGCGCACAGCGGTTGCAGCTTCTGCCGGCGCGCTGGCGAGAAAGCAGATCGAATTCCGCACCCGCGACGATTTCGCGACGGCACACTTCAGTTGCTGCAGGAATCGAAGAGCGCGATCGACATTAAAGGTCCGAACGCCATCGAGATGGGCGATCGAACCGGCGGCGAGATCTCCGCGCCCGGCCGCGCCATCCTGGCCAGCCAGCAGAGCGGCATGATCCAGATCGACAACCTGCGCCATCTCGGCAAGCGCGTGTTCCGCAGCTTGTGGGCACGCGTGCGGCAATACTGGACGGCCGAGAAATGGCTGCGCGTCACCGACGACGATCGCAACGTCAAATGGCTCGGGTTGAATCTCGATCCCTTCGCCATGGCGCAGTTCGAAATGAGAGCGCGCGCTCATCCAGATGAAGCGAGGGCGAATTTCGCCGGCGTCATGGGCTCCATGGCCGAGCTCGATTGCGACATCGTTATCGACGACGCACCGGACAGCTTGACGCCGCAGCTCGAGCAATTCCAGTCCTTGGTCGAACTGAAGAAATACGACGCCGCCGGCGAAATCCCCTTCCGCGCCATGCCGAACCTGAAGGACAAGCAGGCTTTCCTGAAGGACATGGACGAGCAGGCGGCGCGGAATGCGCAAGCCGCGCAGGGGATGCAGGCGCTGCGATTGCGCGGCGCTGCGGCCGAGGTCGTGGAGAAAGAGGGCAGGGCGACTCTGGACTTGGCAAAGGCAAAGAACGTGATGCTGCGTTAACCATCGACCTTTGGCCATAGTTGAACAATTAGATACTTGACTTATATGTCAATTCAACCTGAGATAGTCAAGCTCGAAGCCTCGGGAAGGCTTGTAAGGTACATGCCCCGCGTAGCTAGGCCGCCGAAGCGTCGCCTGTTTTTAGGACCGGATGCCGTGAAGGATTTAGCCGATCCCAACTCGGCAACGAATCTCCTCGTCGGTAAGGCTTATATCGTGGCCGCCTTAGATCGCTGGGTCTTGGGCGAGCGCATTTATGGAAGCAAGCGTGGGGAATTTCTTGATCGCCTTAAGCCGCCTCCGCCGGATATTTGGGAGATTCGCGTCACCGTCCCCTTGGTCCAGGCCCGCTTATTCGGCCGCTTTGCCGAACCTGACACGTTAATTCTCACCAAGTTTCATACCAGAAAGATGCTTGGAAATCGGGGCTCACAAGGATGGGTTCAGGCGATGAACCACTGCCAACAGTGCTGGAACGCACTGTTTCCGAATTTTCCCTGCTTTACCGATGCCAGCGTGCATTCTTACGTCACGGAGAACTGCGATGACTTCCCCATCTGATCTGACAGCCCTCTCCCCGGAGCAGCGCCGAGAGTATGGCTTTGCGAGAGTGCGCGATGTCGCATTTGATGCGGTGTCTGCGCTTTGGCAGCGCCGCCAGTCGGAAGGTATGAGCCAATTGGATGTTGCCAACGCATTAGGTAGCGACCCAGGTTGGGTATCGAAGAACTTGCGCGGACCCGGCAACTGGACCTTGAGGACTTTTGGCGCGCTAGTCGAAGCGTTGAATGGAGACGCACAAATCATTGTGCGCGCAGCCAACGATCCGCTACCTGTGATTTCGAATTACCACGCATATGTCGGCTATGAACCGGAAATGCTTACCGCTACGGGATCGCCGCCTCCTCACGCACAAGCAGCGGTTTCGGGAATCTCGGTAAAAAGCGGCGATGGCCGGCAAGCAGCGATTTTAGTGCCGTGACAGATCAGGATCGCAACAAGGCTTGGGGCTTCGCATTATTTGGCGATGATGTTCGCTCTGAGGTCGGAGGGAAAATAAGTCTGATGGGTCTATACCAATCGGAAATGCTATTCCCACACAGTGCGAAGTTTCCAATCGCGGTTCCGAAGCTCATAATTCAGATTATGTACTATGAGATTGTTGGGGCGATCCGAGGCGATTTCACGTTCAAGGTGACCTACGGTGCAAAGCAGGATCCGGTTGCTGAATTGCCGCTACAACGGAAAGACATAATGGTCCCGCCGCCAGTTCAGCCCGATGAAGACCTAGCAGACGAACCGCAGCGGATTTTACATTTGCGACTACCGATTGTCTTAGCGCCATTTCCGATTGCTGAGGCAGGGCGATTGAAAGTCCGCGCCCACTACGAGGACGGGGCGATTCTCAAACTTGGAAGCCTGGCGATCAAGAATATTTCTGAAGCAGATTTTCAGAAGGCGATTGGTGCAACTGCGTCGGCGCAGTGAACTACTTCTACCGCACTCTGTTGCATGTGGCTTCACTCAGTTTCGCTAGCCTGTTCTCATCAAACTCGCACAGTTCGCGACGCTCCAACGGTCGATCTCAATGAGGCGCCTTTTTCAGTAAATCGCTTTTCTCTTTCGCCGGCTAATCTGGTTCGACCTGCGAGCCAACAGAGTTGCTCTTCTGACCTGATCGCGCAGGTGGCTTAATTTCCGTAGCTCATCAATCAGCTTGTACAGGGAAGCGATAGGCGGCTCATGCAAAACTCCACAAGCACAGAGAAATTCGCGAACGGCGGTACGATGCTCATGCGGCGCTAATGGGGCAAGCGGAATCGAGTGAGATTGCTTCGAATTAATCCTAACGGGTTGGCTCTGCGATGACCGCAAGCACCGCGCAGAGTTGAGATTCCAAAAAAAGTATGAACTGCGAGTTGCATGGACGGAGTCTGTGCACCGGTGTTCCTAGCGATCGGAAGATAGGCCGACTCAGCCGAATTGACGACCGACGCCTATGGTTTCCTCACGACGAAGCCGATGCTGAGGTCTTCAAGGTCCACCGGCAAGCAATGCCGGTGATCCCGACGACGAAAGACGAATGCGATCTCTGGATGAGCGCCGATCGGAGAAGGCCAAGATGCTGCAAAGGCCGCTGCCGAATGGTTCACTCAAGATCGTTATGAGCGGAGAGAAGGAAGACCCAACTGACTGAAGGCCGTTGCAGTTGGTTGCGGAGCCCGTCGGCAAACGAGCTAACGTGCGCTTGCGGTGGGAAGCGTCTTGTTTCCGTAAGTTTCTTGTTGGATGCGCCTCGCCTGGGCCATGTCGGCAAATGCGCGCTTTTGATCGCCCATGCGATAAAAGACAATGGCGCGATCGATGTAAGCTTCCGAGAAGCCCGGATCGAGCTGGATCGCCAGATCGAAATCGACCAGCGCGAGGTAGAGATCTCCGCCGCGGTACGCGCGGACGCCCTTTTCGCGATAGTGTTGGGCGTCTGTGATCGCGAAGTCGCGCATCGCGGGGCCATCGACACTTGCCGCATCGCTGCCTGATGCGTGCGCGACTGCAATGACGCCCGGTGCCGCTGCCTGCTGGAGGTTCTCCGGCGTCTCATCGAGCTTGTTCGGAGTTTCATCGAGCTTGCTCGAGGCACCGACAGCTTCCGGCAGGTCGTGTCGGTCCACTCGGCCAGGCGCTTCGGTTCGTGTGTCGGCTACTCCGGTCGTAACGGCAGCAGCCAGTGTTGGTTCGTGCCTGAGGACCTGAGTCATTTGTGCGGGAGCAGGAGCCGACCCGGCAACAGGCAGGACCAGCCTGTATCCGGCGACGCCGACGGCCAGGACGCCGGCAAGCGCGATCGCGACATAGGCGACGCTGATGGCGATCCGATTGATCGCAGCGGCGGTCGCCTGTTTGGCAGCGGCGGCCGCCTGTGCGGTTGCCGCTTCCTCCGCGAGGCGCGCGACTTGCAGCAGACGGTCGTACGTCGCGCGTTGCCTCGTGTCTGAGAGAATTTCGTTGGCACGGACGATCTGCCTGAATCTCAGCGCGGCCTCCGCATCGCCAGGATGGAGGTCGGGGTGAGCGCCTTTGACGGCCTCACGGAATGCAGCTCTGAGGCCTTCGGCGTCGTCGTCCGGAAGTGCGCCAAGAAAATCGTAAAGAGTTCGCATGGCCACTCACGCAACTATAACTACTCAGGAAAAATGTCTCCCACCTGCAGGTGGAAAAGTTGCACGCAAATAGCATATTTGAAGGGAGTTCGCCACCGATGGCGTATCGGCACGAACGTCAAGCTCTATGGCAGGAAGAAGGCATTCCTCACCGCTGCCACAAAAGCGCGAGGCTTCGCTGCCGTCCGACAAAACATGCACCGCGTCCGGCGTGCCGCGTCCTCGCGCAGGTCTGTCACTGCGTTGATCGGCGAGCAGTTCTCGGTTGCCGAATGGGCTCGATGGATGCCTGCAGCGCAGTCAGGCGTTCGCGTGCTGCCTTCTCGGCTTCCTTGTAACACTGCCGCTCAAAATCGATCTTCAGGCGGGCCCATTCGTTCGGATCCACGGCCCTGACATTGGAGCCGTCGAACTCACAATCAGGTGCTGGATGTGGTGCGAGCAACGCGGGCTCGGGCCGGCGAATGAGCAATCCGGCAAAGGATTTCTCGGAATGCCGATCGGTCCGCACGGCAGAACGAACGGGAGCAGCCTTGACGCTGCGTTCGACCGACCTGGATTCACGCTGCGCCGGCTGTTGTGCGCAACCCGTGGCCAGCAAGGCGCACAAGATGGCACAGGCCGTCGCACATGCCGGAGCAGACGATTTTGCGGCTGTGGCACGCGGCTGCGCAGTCTCAGCTTCGCAGACATCGGTACCAGTCGATGGACCGGCAATCGCCATGCTCATGATTCCGGTTTGAAGCGAGCCCTGACTGAGGTGCTCGTCGAAATCCTGCCCGGAAAAATTGAATGGCATTTTAAGATGTACGATGAACAAAATCTGAAGCCGGCAAGCCGATCCGCAGGCGATGACGGTGAGGCTGCGATCGGCGATCAGTGCGATCCATGCTTGGGCGCGTGCCGAAAAAAGAGGCGGGGACGACCCGGAGGCGGCTGCCGATGATTCGTGTCGGCCATCCCGAGCGGTGAGAAAAAAGTCCCCGCGTAAGTTGCACGATAGCCGGGCGCACAATCGCAGAGCGGTGAAAAAAGGTCGGCAGCGGCGGTATGACGATTTTCCGCCGCAATTCCCTAACGAAGACGAAAGTTCCGTGGTGTATCGCCGATCAGGGGCTGGGCATTCCTTCCGGGGGGAAACATGGAATGTCCGATCTGCGGCGCGATCGCGCGCGCCATGCGAGCGCCTTCCTTCTTCGGGCGAAAGATCAACTGTCCTGAGTGCGGGCCTTACGACGTCAGCCGCGTCGTGCTCGAAAACGGTTTGCTTCAGCGTATGCAATTGAAACAACGAAAGCAGGTGCTCGAAACGGCGCGGCGCGCCGCGGCTCCGAGATCCCGGCCCATGATCACCAGCTACTTTCTATAGGCCGGCTGCACCCTCGCGCGCGCCGCGTGCTGTCGACGCGCGATTGTTGACGGCGTGAATTCGTCTGCGCTCACCGTCGCCGCGGCCTCGCCGGCGGCTCCGTGACTTCGTATGAGAAGGGGTTCGGATCGCAAGTGCCGCCCGGAGGGTTGATGAGCGCCGCCTGGCATTGCGCGAAGGTGAAATAGCTGCAGTCCAACCGACTTGAAAACTGCCGGCCGCCCTGCTTGGCACACCACGCAAAGCCGCGGTCCTGGCCGCGATCGTCGTAGAAGCGGACGGCGCCACCCGGTCCGCGCACAGCGGTTGCGGCGTCTGCCGGCGTGAGGGCGAGGAAGCCGAAAGCGAGCAGCGCAAACGCCGCGCAGCCGGTCCCGATCAGTGTCTTGTTCTTGGTTTTCATCGAATGCTCTCCTTCACGCTGAAACACCGCGCAGGAGGCAATGTTCCGTCATCTCGGCCCGTGGCTAACATGGAAATGATGCAAGAACGAGGGCTACGTCGCGGGAAGTGGCTCATTGTCGCGTGATCGCATATTGTCCGGGTGGTCCGGCGGCTGAACCTGAGGCTCGAACCGGTCGACCAATACACATGATGTTTGAGTGGCCGCCAAACTGGACGCTCTTCTTCGCCTTCGTGGCGTTTCTCGCCGCGAGCGTCGCTGTGCGCGGTTGGCGCGACCTCTTTATGCTTGTGCTGCTGACGGCGCTGCTGGCACTGCCGCTGCAATTGATCGGGTCGGCCCTCGGCCTGACGGCCTTGGCCGAACCCATGTTCATCTATGAGAGCACACCGCGGAAAACTCGCGTTGTCGTCAATTCGACCGACGCGCTCGTCGGCGCGATCATCCTCGGCTCGCTCGTGATGATTGCCTGGAAGAGCTACGTCGCGAACAAAGCCGAGGCCGGCCCGCCGCCGGATGCCAGAGCGTGATGAGTTTAGGTTGGGTAGAGCTGTATTCGCAGACTCAGAGTCGTCCCTGCGAAAGCACGAGGGCATGCACACATCTTGTTGGTGCGGCGGGGCGCAGCCGGTCATGCACCATCGTGAAGGAGATATTGATCTTGGCGGCCAGCGCCGGCGTGACGCCACACAGCGTTGTCAGCATCGCAAGGCCGGCAACGAGACTCCGCTCGAGCATTCTTCGTCCCCAGAAGTGCCGGCTCATCGGCCGCCGCCGGTCGCTTGAAAGCTGCCAAAGCGCGATGAGATCAGGTTTGGCAAACTCTCGCCCACATTCTCAGTGTCATCCCCGCGCAGGCGGGGATCCAGTATTCCAGAGCGTCAACGAACTAACCGCTAAAGCTGCGGAGTACTGGATGCCCGCCTGCGCGGGCATGACGGCGGAGATTCGACTTAAGCTCATCACACACTAATCTCTGATCGTGCAGGTCGTGCCAGTCAATTTCGAAGGGCTGTAGAAGCCGAATGTTCCGGTGTCCACGCGCTTGTACTTGAAGTCGTTGAAGCCGGGCTTGAGCACGAACTGGACATCGAGCTTGCAGGTGTTGCCGCTCGTCGTGATGGTCATGGTCGTTGTGCTTTGCGGGGCGTGGAGCGTCCGTCGCAGCTGGTTTTCACCGACCACCTGCCACTGGTTGCCGCCAAGCTTCGCCTGTTTGGATTCGGCGTCGCCGTACTTGCCGGCCCTTCGGGTCCGATCCTCGCTGATGTTTCCGGATTGAGCCATGTTCACCTCGAAACGGTTGGTGACCGATATGCCGCTCTGCGGGTCCGGACGAATCCGGTCATGCACCATCGTGAAAGAGACACTGATCTTTGCCGCCACTGCCGGGGTGACACCGCACAGCATCGCCAGCATCGAAAGGCCGGCAACGAGTCTTCGCGCAAACATTCCTCTTCTCCATAAAAGCCGGCTCATGGGTGGCCGGTCCATTGCAATCCGAACGGTGATCCTTCAAGCGGCGCGACGCGGCGAGAGGCGTCGTCGCTGTGAGAACAAATGAACGATGGTGGCGAGATAATTCATGTCCAGGCGCTGGTCATGGATCGCGCAGCGCGTGGCGACGGCATTCGGCTGCGTAAAAAATGCGTTTCCGTCGCCAGTGCCGGCATGGCTCCGCACAACGCGGCCGACACTTAAGAAACCGGCGAGAAATTGTCGCCCAGGCATTCCGGAAATTCCCCAAGCCGCGCGAACCGCGCCCGGCCGGACACATTAAAACCCAACCTTCGCGCCGCAGGCAAGCCGACCTTGCCCACGGCGTCCATGGAACCCACAGGCGCCGCCGGCCTGACGTAACGGGCGTTTCGTGATTCTGCCACGCACGCAGGAGCCGCCGCCGGGCAACGGGCGTTTGTGATCCTCCACACCACAAGGAAAGAACTTTGAACAGAGAACCGCTGGACAGCATTCTGTCCGGGGGCGGCGAAGCCGTGTCCGGACAGAACATCGATCGCGCCGACGCTCATCCTGCAGGGGAGGGCGAAAGCCTTGCCCCGCAGGCAGGCGAAAGCGTCGAGCAGCCGGCTGAGGCCGACACGGCAGAAGGGCCGGACGAGGCGACCACACGCATGGTCCCGCATCAGGCGCTGCATGCCGAGCGGCAGAAGTCGCGCCGCTACAGCGAGGAGGTGGCGGATTTCCGCCGCCAGCTCACCGAGACCAACGCGCGCATGGCGCAGCTTGTCGAGGCGGTGACGCCAAGACACGCATCAAGCCAGGCGGCACCCACGCCGCCTGATTTCTTCGACAACCCGGAAGCGGCGACGCGCCACGAAGTGGCGCAGACCGTCTCGCCGGAGTTCGCGCGGATCAATCAGACGCTGCATGCCTTCGCCCGCGATCATGCGGCCGATCGCTTCACGCAGGCGAAGGTCGACGACGCGGAGCAGGCGTTCATCGGCGCGCTGCAGCAGGGCAGGCTCGATCCGGCCGACTACCGGCGGGTCGTGAACAGCCCGAACCGCTACGCCGAAGCTGTCAGGTGGCACCAGCGCCAGGTCGCAAGCGCAGAAATCGGCGACGACCCGTCCGCCTTCAAGGCGCGCGTCGAAGCCGAGCTGCGCGAGAAGATCCTGGCCGAACTCAACGGCGGGCAGGGGCAGCGCTTCGCTCCTGCCACGCCCTCCAACCTCGCAGGCGCCCGCAACGTGGGCGCCCGCAGCGGCCCGGCCTGGTCCGGTCCCGCATCACTCACCGACATCTTCGATCGCAGGAGGCCAGGATAAGGCTTCAGCCGTCATGCCCGCGCAGGCGGGCATCCAGTACGCCGCACCGTCCGCGATAGAAGCTCAGACGCTCTGGAATACTGGGTCCCCGCCTTCGCGGGGACGACGGCGGAGTTCTTGCTCCCCCTCGATCCCCGATGTCTTCAATCACCTGAGAGGACACACTACACATGGCTGACTCAATCGTTGGCGCAGGTCTCACTGTCGAACAGTGGGACGACAAGTTCTTCACCGAATACCTCACCGAAAACCGCTATTCCGGCGAAATGGGGACGAACGAGAACTCCATCATCCAGGTCAAGGAGAACCTCGCCAAGAAGCCGGGCGACCGGATCAACTTCGCGCTGGTCAACAAGCTGACCAACAATGCCGTCACCGGCCGCAACGTGCTGGAAGGCAACGAGGAGGACATGGCGTCGCGCTCGTTCGAGGTCGCGATCACCAAGCGCCGCAACGGCGTCCGCTTCGCCGAGGTCGACGAGCAGTTCTCGGCGATCAGCCTGCGCGATGCCGCCCGCCACACCTTGAAGGAGTGGGCGCTGAAGGACACCGAAAAGCTGATCGAGCAGGCGCTGGCCTCGATCAACGGTGTCGCGTTGGCCTCGGCGTCTGAAGCCGCACGTGACGCCTGGCTCACCGACAACACCGACCGGGTCTACTTCGCATCCGGCTATGCCGGCACCGACCACTCTGCCGGCTGGGACCAGCTCGACGCCACCGCCGACATCCTCACCGCCGCCGATCTGTCGGCGATGAAGCTGAAGGCGCTGACCCGGGCAAATCCGAAAGTGCGGCCGATCCGTTCCGAAAAGAACGGCCGGCATCTCTACATCGTCTACGCCCATCCGCTCGCCTTCCGCGACCTGAAGAACGACAGCGTGATCCAGGCCGCGCAGCGTGAAGTCGCGCTGGCGATGGAGAACGAGCGGCTGTTCAAGGGCGGCGACCTGCTGTGGGACGGGATGGTGATCAAGGAGGCGCACGGCCTCTACGACACCTCAACCTACACCGGCGAAGGCGCCGGCGGCACCGACACGGTGGTGCCGGTCTATCTCTGCGGTGCCCAGGCGATCGGCGCGGCCTATGCCAAGCGCTGGAGCTCGAAGCAGGAGACCTTCGACTACGGCGACAAGCATGGCGTGGCGATCGAGTCGATCTACGGCATCGAGAAGATGCAGTTCGGCTCCGGCACCGCCGATCGCGACGACCTGAAGGACCACGGCATCGTCACCGGCTACTTCGCCTCGTCGACGGTCGCCTAAAGAGCAATCCACAAGAAGCGGCGGGGCAACCCGCCGCCTCTCTCCAACGCGGCCTTCGCCGGCACCGGGAAGCGGGGTGCCAACATGAGACAACGATCATGACTCCCAAAACCACCCAGGACCTGATCTATCGGGCGATGACGGAGCTCGGCCGGCTCTATGCGGGCGATGCCCCATCGGACGAGGATTACGACACGGTCGAGGCGCTGGTCGAGCCGCTGGTCGAACAGCTCAACGCGCAAGCGATTGCCTACATCGACGACATCGATGCGATCGACCCAAAGTGGTTCCTGCCACTGGCGCGGCTGCTTGCGATCGAAGCATCCGGCAGCTTCGGCAACTCCGCCGTCCAGATGCTGATCACCAACAACCGCGCCGCCAATCTCGATGCGTTATGCGACCGCGAGCATGCGGTGATGCGCCAGATCAACGCAGTGCGGCCGAGCCACGAAACCTTGAAGAGCACGTATTACTAGAGGATGAGCAATGCCGACGCTTGCCGAGTTGCCTTACCGGATGCCGACCATGGAGGACCGCAGCCGCCGTGGTCTTCCGGTGCAGCCGACCGTGTTGGACAGGCTGTTTGGTGCGGTCATGACGGGATTGGCCTCGCTACCGAGGCGCGCGATCGAGAGCTCGCAGAACTACATGGCGGGTGGTGGATATGATCCCGCCTCCGCGGTGGAGGCGGCAGCCGCCGCAATGACGGGCGGCATGCCGTTCACCGTGCGCGGTGTTGTCGGCTCAGCCGGCGGGAGGCCGCCGCGACCGCAGCGTCCGTTGCCGATGGACGACGCGAGCCGCATGAAGCGAGGTGACGAGATGGGGTACTCGAGGGACCTGTTCTACCGCGGCGAGCGGACTGGCGAAGTCCCGCAGGAATTCCCGTACGGTGCGTATTTCTCGCGCGATCACAGCTACTCCAAAGGATTTGCAAAACAGGGCGGCCACAATGCTCCTGAGGAGTACAGACTGAACCTGCAGAACACTTTCAGCGATCACGCGCCGGTCAAGGCTGACGCCTACGCTCGGCTCGTCGCGGCAGCGAGAGACAGCGATCCCAAGCTCGCCGCCGAACTGGTAGATCAGATCGCTCAAGGCAAGAGTGTCGACTGGTTCCTTGGATTCGCAAAACGTCACCCACAGAAGTTGGTAGCCGATCACGGAGCCTTGGTGTGGCAAGCTATCAAAGTCAACGCACGCAATGCCGATGATCTGTTCATCCGTGCCGGCTATGACGCGCTGGATTCCGGCCGCGACGTTTTGAAGCTCAACGGAGCCGGCATCCGGTCAAAGGATGCAACGTTCGACAAGCGCAAAGCGGACTCTCGAAATGTCATGGAATCTCTGGCCGGCCTTGGCCTTGGCGGCGGAGCAGCAGCTAGCTATCCCAATCAGGATTGATGTCAGGCACAAAAGACTTGCCATATTTTTCAAGATGGCGCTGGCAGTAGTAGTCCCAAATCCATTGAGCGCCGTAGCGTGCATCGTGTCGCGGTGCGAATGTCTGTTCTTCATGCATCGCCTTCTTCGCTGAAGCAAGCAGGTCCTGGTCCATCAGAAACGATGCGCGGTCGAAATCGATGACCTTGCGGGAAAACGCCAGGACATAAGTGTGAAACATGCGATCGATTCCCTGCGTGCCTTTACGGCATTGTAGCACATCGCTTGTTTTGCTGCCTCCCGCTGCAGGGATTAAGCGAGCGGTGTCGGCCGTTTAAATCGAAAAATGTGATCGGATTCACAGTATCATGGAGAACGCCAGATGACCGGTATCCCGCTTCCCGCCGAGTCCGCGCCAGGCGAGCACGTTCACCAGAGTGGCGGCCGGCTGATCAACTGCGCCGCGTTGCCGCTGGTCGGGCAATCCGGCGCCGAGCTGACGCGCCGTCGCGTACCAGGCCTGACGAGCTTCGCGACGTCGTCCAACACCGGTTTTCGCGGGGCCCGGCAAATCGGCGCCAACCTGTTCAGCGCCTGGGCCTCCGCGTCCGGCAAGGTCTACAAGGTTTCATCCTCCGGCGGCGCGATGAGCGCGCTGACCGGCAACCTGCCGGGAACGGCGCAGGCGTTCTTCGCCGCCAACAACGCTGCCACGCCCGACATCGTCGCGGTCGTGCCCGGCGAGGGCGCCTTCACGGTCACGACAACCGCGGTGTCTGCGTTCGCCGATACGGACGTCGGCGTGCCGAATTCGGTCTGCTTCCACAAGGGCTTCTTCATCTTCAGCTACGGCGATGCGAAGATGCGTGCGAGCGGCGTCAACAACGTCGCGGTGTCCACGCTCGATGTCGCCACCGCCGAATACAAGCGCGATACGCTTTATCGCGTCGTGTCGTTCGAAGGATCGCTGATCGCATTCGGATCGGAAAGCACCGAGCATTGGGGCGGGCAGAACGACTCAGGCTTTCCGTTCTCGTTCATTGCCGCAGACGACGTCGGCATCGTCGGGCCTTACGCGGTGACCGGCGACGACGACGGTTTCAATGGCGGCCTGCATTTCGCCGGCTCCGACTTCAAGGTGAGGCGGAAGGAAGGTTACAAATCCGTCCCCGTCTCAAAGCCGGATCTCGAGCGGTTGATCGCTGCGGTGGCGGACAAGACGAGCATCAAGCTGTCGAGCTACATGTGGAACGGCGCGCCGATGGTGGTGGTCTCCTGTGCCGACTGGACCTGGGAGCTGAACTGCTTGACCGGCCGCTGGCATGAGCGCGCGAGCTATCTCGATGTGCACTGGTGGGGCATGGCACCGGTCAAGGCGTTCGACAGGTGGATTTGCGGGCACAGCGAGAACGGCAATCTCTACGAGATCGATCCGGACAATCAGAGGGAAGGCACCTCGCCACTGCGCATGCGGATCGAGACCGGACCGCTCGGCAATTTCCCCGATGCGATCCGCGCCGATCGGCTGGCGTTGCTGCTGACCCGCGGCGTCGGCATCGCCGCGGGATCCGATCCCGACCAGACCGATCCCTCCGCCGAGATTTCATTTTCGCCGGACGGCGGGCAGACCTGGCGCACGCCGCGCGTCGTGAAGTTCGGCCGGCAGGCGATCATGAGGGGCAGGGTGGCCGTGAACAACCTGGGCCATGCCGAGCCGAACGGCGGACGCGTCCGCATCGATATCGCCGACGCCGTGCCGGCCGGCGTGATGGGCGCCGATATGGAATTTGCGGTGCTGAAATGAAGATCGACATCCCCGACTACAACGTGCCGTTCCTGCTTCCGAACGGGCTGGTCAACCCTGTCTGGTACGAGAAGCTGAAGCTCATGTTCGAGAAGCGCAATCTCGTCGATCTCGGCGACGTTAATCCGGCGTCGCTCGCGCACGGAGATTCGCCGGTGTGGAATGCAACGACTGAAAAATTCGAGTTCGTCGCCAACTAACAGGATCATCTGACATGGCTTCTTTCTTCGACACTCTGTTCGGCGGTGGCGCCGAACGGGAGGCGGCGGAGCGCAACCGCGCTTTGCTGGATCAATACCGCACGCAGGGCTACGGCTTTCTCGATACCGGGCTCAACCGTTCGACGGGCGCGCTGAATACTGGGTATGATCAGGCGACAGCGGCTTACGCGCCGTTGAGCGATCTTGCACGAAGGTATGGCGCCGGCTCATCGCTCGCGCTCGATGCCTACGGCGCGAACGGCGCCGAAGGCAATGCGCGCGCCCGCGCGGCGTTCCAGGCGGGTCCGGGCTACGAATGGGCGCGAGACCAGGGCCTCGATGCGGTCAACCGGCGCCGTGCGATCGCCGGTGGCTGGGACAGCGGCAACACCGATCTGGACCTGCTGAAGGCCTCGTCCGGCCTGGCCAACCAGGAATACGACAAGTGGCGCACGGGCCTTACCGGCTTCATCAGCCCTGAACTATCGGCAACCACCGGCGCAGCATCCGGTCTTGCCAACGCCGCTGTCGGCCGCGGCACCGGCCTGGCCGACCTCATCTCGCGCGACGCCGATGCACGCACGAACATTGCCGGCAGCGTGACCAGCGGCGGCATGCAGGCGAACAACGCGGAGGCGGCGGGCCGCTCGGCCGGCGCACGCAACCTGCTCGGCGCCGGGCTGTCGCTGGCCAGTCTCGCTGCGGGCGGCATCGGCGGCGGTTTCGGCATCCCCGGCGTCGGCAACCCGACCAACACGTTTGGCTTCAACCCGTTGTCGCGCGGTATCGGTTCGGTGAGGTAGCATGGCGATCAATCCACTTCAGCTTCCGGAATACGCAGCCCCGCGCGATCTGGACTTCTCCTCGCTCGCGCAACTGCCGCAGATCTACAAGCAGGCGCATGCCGGCGCCGTTCAGCGGCAGACACTGGCCGAACTTGGCCAGGGCGGCCAGTTCGACCCGATGCGCCTGATCCGATCAGGTGACGTGGCGCTTGCCAAGATCGGCATCGACTTCATGAACCGGCAGCAGGACCAGCAAAAGGCCAGGGACAAGCCGACCGTTGAAAAGGTGAAGAACGCCGCCGGCAACGAAGTGCTGGTGCAGGTGTATCCCGACGGCCGGATGAGGACGCTGAGCAGTCCGTGACACCAAAACGCCAGCACCCGCAACCAGCCCGCTCATGAGGCGGGCTTTTCCTTGAGGTATCATCAATGGCAGGAACCATCAGCCTCTCGCTGAGCCAGCAGTTCAATGCGCAAGGCGCCCCGCTCGCGGGCGGGCGCCTGTACTTCTTCCAGGCAGGCACCACCACGCCGCAATCCGCCTATCAGGACAGCGGCCTGATCATCCCGCACGCGAACCCGATCATTCTCGACGCCGCGGGGCGGGTGCCACAGTTCTTCCTCGCCGACGGCTCGATCAAGATCCGCCTCGCCAGCGAGAGCGGCGTCACGCAGATCGCGGCAGACGGCATCCTCGTGATCGGCCCGTCGTCGGGCGGTGGCGGCGGCTCTCCGGTCGACGCGACGACGGTGCTGCAGACAGGCGATCTGAAGGTTCGCTACGGTACGGGCGTGCATACGGGTTGGGTGCGGGCAAACGGAAGGACGATCGGCAGCGCGACGAGCGGTGCGACAGAACGGGCGAATGCCGATACCGAGGCGCTATTTCTGTACCTTTGGGGTGCGGATGCAAACTTGTTTGTTTCCGGTGGCCGCGGCGCGAATGCTGCGGCGGATTGGACTGCGAACAAGACGATCGCACTGCCCGACTGGCGCGGCTGCGCGCTCGGCGCGCTCGCCGACATGGGCAACTCCGCGACGTCGGTTCTGACGTCGACCTTTTTCGGAACAAGCCCGATTGTTCTTGGTGCTGCCGGCGGCGCGCAGGGTCGAACTATCGACCAAACCTATCTGCCAGGCGTGTCGTACGCACTTGCAGGTTTCGGGCAGGTTGTCGGTCTCAGCGTCCCTAGCCTGCTTGCCGGGGGGGCGGTTACAGCTACGGTGACGGGTGGGTCGAACCAAGGCGGGGTCGCGATCGGTCAATCGCACGTCAATCCGACTGTCAGCTTCACGCCCACAGGCAGCATAGGGCCGCTCGGCTCGGGCACTACGTTCCCCACTACATCGCCGATGAAGTTGGCGACCATCTATATCAAGCTCTAGGGAGAGAGAGATGTATGTAGGCTCCCTGGGATCATTCTCAAATAATGAGCACTGGATCCTCGAAGGCACCCTGGAAGAGGCCGGCGAAGCTGTCAATCTCAGCTCCGCGACCATCGAGTTCTATGTCGCGCCAGAGCGATCCAAAATGCAAGCACTGTTGACGGCTACTCTCGCCAACGGGAAGATCGTTCTCCCGACCAGCACTTCAATGCAGATCACATTCGCACCGTCCGACGTGTCGTCAATCTGCGCAGGCACCTATGGCGCGTTCATGCGCGTGACGATCGACGATATCACGACGCAAGTCATCGCCGGCACACTCCAAGTCCTTGAAGGAGGCCCGGCGTCATGAGCTTTCGTTTGAAGCTTGCCCGCTCGAACAACCTCAAGCTGAAGGTCGCCACGCGGTTGCCTGCTCAATTGAGCGGCGGCGCAGGTATCGAGGTCACGCGAGCAAACGCGGCCTATACGATCGACCTTCATTACGGCGGGATTGGCGAGGTGACAGCAATCCAAGCCGACTTGGAGGCAACAACGTTCCTGACGCAGTGGGAAACCGTTGGCGATGAGTTCTCTCGCATCAGCATCGCCAACCTGAAGGCCGACATCCAGGCAACCTTCAACGGCTACTATCAGCCGCTGGACGCCACGCTCACCGTGCTGGCCGCGCTGGACAACACCGCCGGCCTGCTTACGCAGACTGGTGCGGATACATTCGTCCGGCGCACCTTGACCGGCACGGCGAACGAAATCGACATAGCGAACGGCACTGGCGCGGTTGGCAATCCAACCGCCTCCCTTCCGGCGACGCTTGTGCTAACCGGCAAAACCGTCACCGTTGACACCCAAGCGCAGGCCGATAACAGCACGAAAGCTGCGTCGACTGGATACGTGCGTGCGGCCATCGCGGCGGTCCTAAGCGGCGTATCGGCTGCGTTTGACACGCTGTCGGAGATCGCCACCGAACTCGCGTTGAAGGCGTACGCGGCGACCACCATCACTGCCGGCGCCGGTCTGACCGGCGGTGGCGATCTATCGGCGAGCCGGACAATCGATGTCGGTGCCGGCACCGGTATTGCCGTCAACGCGAACAATGTCGCGCTGGCGGACATGGCACAATCGACCATCAAGGGGCGGGCTGCAGGCGCCGGCACGGGAGCGCCAACAGACCTCTCCGCCACGCAGGCTACCGCGATCCTTAACCCATTCGTCGGCGACGGCGGCTCGGGCGGAGCCAAGGGCTTGGTGCCAGCGCCGGCGACGGGAGATGCCACCAAGTTTCTGCGCGGTGACGGGACGTTCGTCGCAATCGCTGGCGGTGGTGACATGCTGGCCGCGAACAATCTTTCTGATGTCGCCAACGTCAACACAGCACGACAGAACCTGCGCGCGGGTGTCATCGGTGAGACGATCTGGTTTAACCAGAGCTACGCGCCCGTGGACTTCTTGATCGAGGACGGTTCATCGGTCTCGTCGGCAACGTATGCCCTGTTGTTTGCGGTCCTGGTCAGATCTGCAACCGTCACAATCTCAAACGCGGCGCCTGGCGTCGTGACCTGGACCGCGCACAATCTGAAGACCAACGATCCGGTCTACTTCACGACAACAGGAGGGTTGCCGGCGGGCCTCACCGCCTCGAGTGGGGCGAGCTTCACCACCTACTACGTCAAGACCGTTCTTGGTGCGAACACCTTCACGGTGTCGGCAACGCCGGGCGGGGCCGTGATCAACACGTCGAGCTCCGGCAGCGGAACACACACCGCTGTCAACGCCCCGCATGGTGTTGTGAACACAAGCCTTACCAATTTCAATCTCCCCAATTCACTCGGCGAATTCATCCGCGGCTGGGACGTGACGCGCGGCATCGACACCAATCGCGTGCTTGGCTCGGCGCAGGGGCAAGCGATCCAGAGCCACGCGCACAGTGGCATAGCCGGTTTATTCGTTCCGACGTCTGGCGCGAGCTTCATTGCGCTCCTGGATTTCGGCACACACGGCGCTGGGTCGTTTACGCTCGGATCATCTGGCGGCGGCGCCGAAACCCGCCCGCGCAACGTCGCGAAGCTTCCATGCATCAGATATCGGTAACCTGCGGCTGACGTGGCGTTATCCTCACGATGTCGTTCCTGACGACGAAGTCGTGACTGGTCGGGATCGCGGCTTCAATCGCGTTTACCTGGTGCCCTCTCGCATCGTCAATCAGGACGACGTGCGGCAATTCGGTTGCGAAGATTGTTCTTAGCTCTTCGAAGATCGGACCGACACCGGAATCAACGGTGCCATCACCCGATGAGTGCGCGTCCAGCCAGAAAAGAGCGGGTCGTTCGAGTGCACCGACGATCCGGCCCAGTTCCACGCCGCTGTCGCCGCGGATGCACTGGACGTTGGTCAGATGCCGCAAGGAATGCGCAGCCTCACGCCAGTGCGTTTCCGATAGTTCGATAGTGATGCACTGATCGAATGAGCTTGCAACTGCTGCAATCGTCTCGCCTTTGAATGTTCCGGTCTCTACGAACGTCCCGATAGCAAAACGGCGTCCGTGAGAGCGAATTGCTAGCGCCTTGACGCGCGGCGACGGAGTGATGAACACGTGCCTTGACCTGGAGAAGCTGCGCCTCCAGCGCAGCCGGAGATATGTCAGCAGCGGCAGTTGAAACCTTCGAAGAAAATGCGCGGCTGCCGGACCTTCGGCTGAAGCGAGCCATTGCAGGTAGTTCCATTTTTCGGCGCGTTTGATCCTGGCGCGAATAAGTGCCTGCCACCGCGGATCGGGTAGCATCCATTTGAGAACTCTGGCGGTGCCTAACATCTCGCGAAGATAACCCGACCTCCAGTCCACTCCAAGCCGGCTTTCCTCAGCTAGCCCGGAAGCGCCCCCGAATTCTCCCCTGTCAACCCCCGCAGCGCCGCTAAAAACAGCTCATACCGGTCCGCGAATGATCGACCACCTTGGACGGCCTGCCAGTTGCCGCCGCCGCGGAAGTGGAAGAAGCAATTCGCGTAGATCTCTGAGAAGAAGCCGCTCTCCGTATTCGTCGGGTCGTTGCGGATGAAGTCGGCCAGGGAGGGCGGTATGTATTCCGGAACGTTGCTCCATCCGCCGCTGTGGAGTGCCTGGATGTGGCGAACCCTTGTACCGGGGAAGCGCTTCAGGTGCAGACTAATTTTCCCGCCGACATCGGTGTTGATCAGGTTCACGTAGCCGCAGTCGAGGTTTAGGTCGGATGGTGCACGCAGGGTTTCAAGGTTGATCAGCAGGATGCCGTTCCAGAGATACTTAACCAACAACTTCTTGATGTAACGGTTCGTCCGCTCCTGCGGCACGCCAACGAGGTCCGCGTCTCCAAGGATCGCTGCAAACGAAAACGGGGCAATCGGGAACATGTCCGCATCGATTATCGCGATGCGCTTTGCGCCGGATTTGACGAGGTAGTCGTAACCGAACTGAACAGACTCTGCTGTCCGGCTTGCCGGCAAGGAAATGCGTGGGGGGCGAAGGCGTCTGCGATGCAACGCTTGAGGATAGCGCAACTCCGTCAACCCCTCTCGCTTGCACAGCGAGGAAATTGCGGCGACGGCGTCGTCTGCATGCCAGTTCGAGGGGTCGGCGAGATCCTTGGCGTCGTTCACCACAACAACCTCGAATCGGTCGCTGCAATACGTGTGCAGTAGCCGCAACTGGGCGCCCAAAAACTCCGGAGCGCCGACGGTTGTTATGAGAATGTGAAACACTGCCCGCCCCGTGAAATGGCGGGCGAACCTACAACTTCAGTCGACCCTGCGTAAAGCCGCCTCCGGGCGGCTTTTTTCATGCACACAAAGAGGAATATCACCATGCACCATCTTTTCGAGTCGGTTAAGGCCGGCTATTTCGCGGCCGTCCGCTGGATCGACAATAACCCGCATACGACGCTGTGGCTCGCCGCGGCCGCGCTGGGTGCCGTGCTGGTGCTGGCATGACGGCGTCGGGTTTCGGTCGCGCCCTTCCGCGCGTGCTCGCGCACGAGGGCGGCTATGTCAACGATCCGGCAGATCAGGGCGGCGCCACCAACAAGGGCGTGACGTATCGCGTCTATGATGCGTACCGCACGCGCAAGGGCCTTCCGGCGCAGGACGTCCGCAACATCTCGCCGGCCGAGGTGTCAGACATCTACCGCCTGCAATACTGGAACGCCGTGCACGGCGATGAGCTTCCGCCTGGTCTCGACTACGTGCTGTTCGACGGTGCGGTGAATTCCGGCCCGTCGCAGTCGATCAAGTGGCTGCAGCGTGCGCTCGGCAATGTCGTTGTCGATGGTCAGATCGGGCAGGCAACGCTTGCCGCCGTGATAGCGCACGGCCGTCCCGCAGATCTCGTCGATGCCATCTGCGACCGCAGGCTCGCCTTCCTGCGGGCGCTGAAGACATGGCCGCGTTTCGGCAAGGGCTGGAGCACGCGCGTCGAAGCCGTACGCCAGCTTGGTAAGTCGTGGGCGCTCGGCCTTGGTGGTGCGCCGATCGGCGCGGCGGCGAAACCGACGCGCAAGGCAAAAGTCTCTGACGCGAAGACGCTGCCCGGCAAGGGCGCAGCGGATGCAGCAACCGGCGGTGGCGTGGTGACCGGCGGCCTAGCCGGCGGACTTGGTGCTGCGCTCGATGCTGCGCGCGAGCAGTTGGAACCGCTTGCCGGCGCAAGCGCGCACATCGCGACGGCCGTAACGATCCTGGTCGTCGCCGGCATCGCGCTCATGCTCGGCGGCATGGCCTGGCGCTGGTATGCGGCACGGAAGGCGAGGGCGCTCGCGGATGCGCTGGACCTGCCGCGGGGAGTGGCCGCCTGATGTGGACAGCAATCCTTTCCTTTCTTGGCGGCCCCGTCATCAAAGGCATCATCGACGGCTATAAGGCGAAGCTTGACGCCGGCAACACGTCCGAACGGATCGCTGCCGAACTTGCCGGCCGGGAGCTGGAGGTCCAGCGTCGCGAAGTCGAGGTTGAGTCCGAATACAAGCGCGCGCTGATCGGCCACTGGTACGAGCCGACCAACCTGTTCGGTTACATCATGGTCATCTACTTCGCCAAGATCATCGTCTGGGACAAGGTGCTCAAGCTCGGCGTCACCGACAGCATTACCGGGCAGGGCGCCGAATGGGCCGGCTGGATCATGCTGTTCTATGTCGGCAAGCGCGGCTTTGAGAACGTCGCAAGGATCATCCGCAAATGAAGCCGCGCTTCGACCCCACCATCAATCTCGGCCATGTCATCTCGCTTGGCGGCGTCATCGTCGTCGTCACCGGCAGCCTTTATCTGACCGACTACCGGCTGAACGCGCTGGAGAAGAATGTCGAGAAGCTCTCGACCGTGGTGATCCACGCTGCGCGCGCCGACGAGCGGCTGAAGGATTTTGGCCGCCGGCTCGACATGCTGGAGCGACGATGACCATGCGCCGCCATCCGTCCGGCAGGCCGATCCGGCGGGCGAGCCTGCGCCGGCTGCCAATCTCGCGCCCGCCACGCGAGGAATATCTGACGCCGAACATGAACGCGAAAGAGCTGCCCGACCGGATCGGCTTCCTGCATGACTTCCCGTCGGAGGATGACTGGGAGGATGAAGAGGACGTGCCATACGAGGTGTAA